TCCAGTAGCTGTCTCTGTTACTTTATAGGCTGGTTGCGGATCTGCCTTTTTAACAACTCCTGTTTTAACAGCAACTTTTCTCATCATTCCACCCATTAGCCTAGTCCTTTCTTCAGGCCTGTCTCTTGGCCACTGAACAATGAACGTCTGCCGTATCGACCCGATACTCTTGTGCGTTTTCTCTTAGCGTCTTTTTCTGCTGTTGTTGGTTTAAGTCCTGCTTCGGTTGTTGATAGTGAAGCTCTGCCTGTGCCTGCTTTAGACTTCTTTGCTGCATCTAGCTTAGTATCGACCTTTGCCGTTTCACTACGCACTCTGTCTCGATAAATAATAGTAGGTGCTGGTGTTGGTGGTGCTTTAGGTTTGCTGAATAATCCGCCCATTTTGTTTCTCCAAATAATTAAATAACTGCCAAGCTGTGAACAGAAACCATTTGCGAACCCCTAGTATTGCTTTCACTTGTTCTACACAAGTGCTTACAGTAGGCCAAGGCGCTCTTATTCGTTTTGAGTCTCGCCACACTTTGAGATACAGTATAGCACTACAATCTGTATTTGCAACTACATTTAGTATTGAATCGTACTTACCAAAATTAAGCACATCAATGTCAGTGTGTCCTAAATGTGGATAATAACCAATCCAGTTAAAGCCATCCCATCTAACCGCATAACAATGCCTAAAGCCTGGCTGTAAATACTTAGCCCACCAGTATTGCATATCACCTTGTTCAAAGACGATGAACCAATCAATAAATGACTGATCCCAAGTATCGAGTAGTGCTTGTTGTTTAAGCCACACTAAAACACACTCCACTCTTGTTTCATAACGGCTTGTTGATTCAAGCCTTTTTCTCGTTTATCTCGCCAAGCCACTGCAAAGTATCTGAAAGCGTCAGCCGAATGTGATGCGTAATTGTGTAATGGCCTGTCTTTAAACATCCTTTTGTCCTCATCATATTCACAGCGGTAATGAGACAATGCCTTTAAGCCATCTGAACAACGCTTCTCATCAAAGTAACATCGTGGGAATATGCGTCTGGCTGCTTCAATACCATCCATAATCGGAATGTTAGGTGTGACTCTAAAAATTATGCCCATCTGTCTGGCTTGATCCTTTCTAGTTTTACCAGTGGTCAACTCTCTAACCTTTATATCATGCGGTGCAAAGTGATCACCAAAGATGATTGAGTGCTTGTCTCTAAAATCATGTAACCAGTTGATGTAGTGCTGTAGTCCTTCGCCGGAGTTTTCATAATAACCCACGACTCTTATTTCTGTGCCTGCTTGTTGTACTAACCAAATAGCCGTTGCATCTGCAATGCCCAAATCCCAAAAACTACTCACTGGCAGTATCGGATCAATCGGCACTGTGCCTATGCGTCCACCTTCTCTTGCCGCCTCTAGCTGTTTGGCATAGTAAGCGCCTTTGCTAAAGGTTAAGAAGTCACCCTCCCAAATATGTTTATACACATCAGGACGCTTTTCTTTATCTTCTAATCTTTCATTTTCAAGCACACTTGGAAACCAAGGGTTGTCAGTGTAATTGAGTTCAACTATCTTAGAGTCTTTAGGTGGGTTTTCTCTAAAGCGTTCATGGGTGGCACTGTACTTTGATTCTGCATTCCACGTTACCCATACCTCTGAGCCTTCCTCTCTAACGGTTGGAATGAGTTTTTGCCAGGCCATATCACTCACAGCCTCAGCTTCATCAACCCACGCTAATAATATTCTAGCTTTAGACTTAATCGCATCGAGTGAACGTCTTAGTCCTGCAAAGGTGTAATGTATGTTGCCGTCTTTAGATCGAATGTACCTTTCACCCACCTCGTAATAATCGTTAAGCCAGTCTATTGACCTTATGGCGGTCTTGATTTCTTCTAGGGAAGAATCGTCAAGCGAGTTCATAAACTCCCTAGCGCAAAGTATCTGTCCGATCTTGCCACCCATGCCCCAACGATAACCCATCACCGCTGTCATTAGTGCAAAGGTTCTTGTCTTGCCTGAACCACGTCCACCCCAACTTCCTCTGTATCTTGCTTCTCCCTCGAATACAGGTACTAACTTAGGTGGTAACTCAATCTGTGCTTTACTCACTCTTAGCCACTAATTCAATAATAGTAGGCTTCATTGATCCATCGCTTGATTTTAAGTCTTGTTCGACTTTATCACTGTAGCCATGGTTGTGTAGCATTAACTTAACAATCGTTGAATTGAACTCACTTGTAAGCCCTTTGTTAAGCAATTCTGCCTCTTGTTTCTTCTTAATATTGCGTAACGTCCTCGAAAAATCAGGGTGTTTAGCCTTCCAATCATAGATAGTGCTGTCTGATAAATCAAGAACTAATGACAGTCCTGCGACACTTGGAACTACACTGTCCTTTTGATAAGTAGTAAGATAATCATCTGCTTTCTCTTGCATTGCTTCATTGTATTTTGTAGGTCGTCCTCTCTCTGCCATTAGTGTAACTCCTTTTTTATTCTATTATTTTGAATATTATCATTTTCTAATAATACTACTACATAAGGGATAAGTGACAAGTGCTCAGTAGCAAAACACTTTGTTTTGATTGTTTTCAATTTGCTGCCCTATCTCTCATGCTTAATCCAAATCTTGTTCTGATAAATTCATTGCCGGTTCTTTTTACAGCTTCATTCTCTACATAGGTGCAAAGCTCAATGAAGGTTTCTTTTGTTTGTCCTGCACTCTTGTAAAGATGGGCCAGTTCTTCTATGGCAAGCTTGGCTTGTTTGTAATCACCCTTGACTAATTCAACAATGGCTTCGTCAATCGTCTTATTGACTGTGTTCTCACTTATCTTTTTTTTCATATTCTCTGGTTTCAATCTCTAAGTATTGAGCCTCTTGTGCTAGGTCGTCTATTTCGTGGCAATTATGTCTGCCTTCGTTTTTTAGTTTGAGTATCTTCTTGGCCATACATCTGACTTTTTTTAAGATCTGCTCTGTTGTGTGCATCATCTGTTTATTCCCCAAATAATTAATTGTTCTATAACTTCTTGAACTGAGTGAACCACCCCGACCTCTCCGCCAGCTTGTTCAATCCTTTCGATCATTGCTTTCTGAGTTATGCTCAATGCACCTGCTCTGGTGTCTGTCTTTGGTTTTTTAACTTCCAAGAAGTATGCCATTGAATCATTCACTATAGCTATATCTGGTACACCGCTCTTAACCCCTTCTGCCTTTAGTTTCTTAGCGGTTATTAGATTACGATTGCCCCCATTTGGAACGGCATACCACATCAAACCCCTAACATCTAGGTACTGAGCTATGGCTACTTGGACTTGTCTTTCAGTTTCTCGCATAACTGTTCAATGTCCTGTGCCAGGTACATGGTTTCGTTTTCTTTAGTCACTCTGGCAATCTTCTGAGAAAGCTCAAGTATTTGCTTAATTAACTTTTCCATTTTTCCCTTTCACTTTTTTGCGTGTTGGTGTCCAAGGGTTGTGTTTAATACCCACTTGCAATTCGATCTTCTCAACCCTTTTGCGTAATTCTTTAATTAGTGTTTCCATCAATATCCCAAATTAAAATAACTAAAAATGCAACCCATAACAGTGCTGCGCCTACTAAATATTCAAACATAACCCATTGCCTCTATATACAAATCCTCCGGTCTTGGCAAGGTGATCCCCAGTTGTGCCATTTCCATGTCTATCTTTTCTAAAAAATCCTTAAATTCCTTAACTTTTAAATTCTTAGAGCTTGGCTCTTTGATGTCTCCATCTTCATATTCAATTCTGATTAAGAATTTGTGCTTAAACCCAGTGTGCAGTCCTTTGTGCCACTTACTATCCTCAAAGTAATCATGCACTGGCATCCCTGTTTCTTGATTGATAATGCCTAACCACATCCAATACAGTTTGTTTTGCTTTTGTGATCGGGTGTCTTTGTCCTCTCTGATCTCAATGACTGCTCTTTGAGCATCAGGGTATTGGCTAAAGTGACTAACAATCATTGCCTCAACAATGTGTCTTTTTTCTTTGCTGCGTTGGATTATTCTTTTCATAAAAAATTCACACAAACAATCACAATAGCCAAAGCCACAAAAGGCAATTTGAGGCACGTATGGCACTCAATAATTTTCTTAATCATGTCTTATCAACCCCTGCTTAACCAATAACTCTTGAGTGCGTTTCATGGCTAGTAGGCCTTGATAATCTAACCACTCGATCTCATAGTTCATGTTCTTGCGTCTATCGTAAACTTCGTGGCAGGTAAAACAACTATAAAATCCATGAATATCAAGTGATTTCTGACCCATGCCAGCCCCATTGATATGAGCAAACACAGTGGTTTCGTTTTCACCACCGGATTGACAACCTTCGAGTCTTATCTGGCAAGGTTGTGCTTTTGCGGATTTAGTGATCTTGCTCATCTAACCCTCTTAACCGATAACTCAACAATCCAATTACATTTAACTTTTAAATTTGTCATCAAACAGTTGTCCATTAGTCTTAGTAAATAGCCATTGTTTAAGTTTTTATTGAGTAAATCAGTGGCTTTAAACCTGCCTAATCTGTCTGCCAGTAATAGCATTTCTTTAAAGATTGATCGAGTGTTGGGTAATAAAAAATCATTAGTCACAATGCCACTTTTCAAGGCTTGGTGGATTGAGTTATTGACAGCCATTTGGCCTATGACATCTTCCTCGTTCCAAACGATGTGTTCTTTTCTTATAGCCATTGCATTGATACCCCATTGTAATTATCAATCCACTGCAACGATTCATCGTGAAACCAAAATCCAAACTTCCCTGTAAATTCACCATTGCGTTGTTTATCAACAATGAATAAACCGTCTGGATCTGTGTATGAATACGAGCTTTTATTCTCAATGGCCTTTCTTTTTTCATCGTTCAAATGAATTAAAATTACATTAAATGCTAGGTTGGTGATTGAGGCAGAGCCTGATATGTCAAACTTACCAGGGATGTAGTTCTTTGCTCCTACTGGTGATTTCCGAGCATGAGTTACGAGGTGAATATGGATGTTAAATTCTTTGGCTTTGGTGCATAATTCAGCCACAAATCTTTTCTGTGTTTCGCCTTGTTCCTGATCCACACCACACATCATTAAACTATCAATCATTATGTGTTTAATGCCTTTTTGTTCTGCTGACCAATCAATCATGCTCATAATATCTTCTGATTGAACCACGTCTGTTTGATCGTATATCCACAAGCGTAAATCAGTTACATCTTCAAACTTCTGTCTAAAGTCTTGGGTGGGTTTTCTACCACCATAACCTTGTCTCAACATTCGTGCTATGGTCATGGATCCTTTCATTTCCATACTGGCAATTAATACGTTGGTATCTTTGGCTAACCATAATGCTGCTTGACCCATCACCAAGGACTTACCATTGCCATTGATACCTGACCAGATGGTTACTTCACCCATTCTAAATCTAAACAAGTTATGGGTTTTTTCCCAAGGTAACTTATCACCAGTTAAATGAACACCATCATCAAGCATTGCCATTGCTTCATCCAAGAAGTCACTAGCAGGTTTGATTAACTGACGTTGTGATTGAGATTTGTAATTTCTAAAATCATCAACAGAAACGTGATTCATAGTGCATGACTCCATTGATCAGCTTCTGCTGGTTTATCAAACGTATAGTCACACTTGATCGTTTGCCATTCATTTTTCATTATGACTTCCATGACTTGTTCAAAGCTCATGTTGTATTTGGTTGATACGGTATCAATATCATTAATCACACCACTTAATCCTTTTGTTGTTTTAAGTGGTTTTTTTATTTCCTTTCGATAATCAATTAATTTAATGGCTATTTGTTTTTTATCATTGTTAAATTTTGAAAGGTCAACACCTTTGTGTTTAGTGATTGTTTTAGGTAACACTTTGTTAGTTTTCTCTACCTGTACTCTACCTGTATTAACAGCTGTATCTATGCCCCTTACCGAATTGGTAACCGTTTGAGTTACCGAATTGGTAACCGTTTCGTTACTGTTTTGGTAACCGTTACCGAATTGGGTACCGTTACTGTTTTGGGTACCGTTTGAAACCTTAGTTTTCTTAAAGTTTTTAAGCTCTTTAACTCGGTATTCAGTCCATTGGCCTTTACCACCATTACCTGTTTTCTTAACCCAGCCTAAGTTTTCCAACTCAGTAGTAATTGTTGAAACTCTTGATAGTGGGTAACCAGTTCTGTCAGCTATCATCTGCCTACTAATTCTTGCTAGATTAGTGTTAGCCTTACGCCAAGAGAAAATAGCCATTAACACCCTAATTTGTCTGAGTGTTAATCTATCATCAGTCATTATTTCTGGTGGTAAATATAGATTTGGTATGTCAATCATAGCTCAGTATTTCCTAAACCTGCCGTAAGTCCGCTCAATTTGTTACTCGGTTCAGCACTGGCTATTGCAGCAGCCTGAGTGGACAATACGAACTCATGATTAAATATTTCTTGAGCAATGAGTGAACGTATAAGCCCTGACATGGACATTCCCTTGATCTGGCAAAGGCGTTTGGCTTTTCTGAATTGCTCCTCTGTAACGAATGCTCTTAGTTCTAATTCAAATTTGTCGTTCACTCGTTCCCCTAGGTTAGTTGTGGATTTTTACGACTTCCACTTGTCGATAATCCTGTTAAAATTAAGTTCGCTAAAACAACAGGAAAATTTGATGTTATTTAAAAATATCAGGTCGCAGATCTTCTCGTTTGATCACACCGTCAGTTACTCGTTCGATTTCAATCGCCCTTTTTATAGGCACTTCACGCACAAACCAAGAATTAACCGCTTGAGGCGTTACTTCAAACGTTCTTGCAATGTTGGCTTTGTTACCAAAATATTGAATAAACTCTTTCATGTTCGATATTATAAACAAAAATGGTTATTAGCAAACAATAATTAATCAAAAATGATTAAATTAATTTTAAAGTTGCTAGATGAGAAGAATATCAGCAAAACTAAGTTTGCTTTTAACCTTGGAGTCATCCCCCAAATTGTCAATAATTGGATAGTTAGAGATAGCGTTCCAAAAAAATACATACCTAAAATTGCTGAGATATTAGACATCTCAATGGATAATTTACTACTTGGTCGTGATTCTTTATCCAACACTTTCAACTTTGACTTATTGGATATTCAAGCCAGTGCTGGCACAGGTGTTGCTTTGCTTGATGAGTCAGTAGTACAATCAATCTCGATAGACAAAGATAAATTCCAAGAATTGTTTAAGTGTGCGCCTACTGATTCAATGAAGATCATCAACATCAAAGGTGATTCGATGACCCCAACTTTCAAAGATAATGATTTTATTCTGGTTGATATTGCCAACATCACTCTATCCGATGGTGTGTTTGTTTTTAGAGTGAATGACGAGCTTTATGTTAAACGATTGCAGCGCCTGCCTAACAAAGTGGTGGCCCTTAGTGATAACTCTAATTACATTCCTTTTGACTTGCCTGAAAACACCGAGATTGTGGCTCGGGTCGTTTGTGCTTGGCAATTTAACTCGCTATGAACTGGCTTGATAAAATCAAAAAACTAATGCTCGATCAAGGCATTACCCAAGACGATCTGATTCCTGTGCTTGCACCCTTATCAAAAAACAAAACAATAACAAGAGGTGCTATTGGACATTACTTTACTGGTCGGAGTGAGCCGTCAGTAGGTCAAATAGAGGTGATTGCAAATTACTTAGGGGTTAGCCTTGCTTACTTATTTTCTGGCAAAGAACAAGCCAATACGGAGTTATTAGAAAAATCAATTAAATTAGTACAAAAACACAAACTCGATCCCAACCAACAAGCCAAGCTCATTGCCTACATTTATGCTGAATTATCGGCTGGTGAGATTATCACTAAAGACAAGGTGAAAGAACTGGTTAAATTGCTCTGATTTGCGCCAAACTTAAATAAAGCGTATATTCATAAGTCGTTTTCTTACCATTTCCATTATTTGCTAAATTTCTCTTTTTAGTACCCTCTACACCCCTCTAAAACATCCTTTTTAGGCACTTTTCCGTCCTAATTTTGATTATTCCCTAAATTTTTAACCCTCTACAAGTCTTGTTGTGGTTAAGTTATAATCATTTTTTAATCTTTTTTAATCATTATTGTTGACTCTTATAATCTTTTTAGTTTATAATGTAATTGTCTGATAGTTAAAGACGTTATGAAAAAAGGAGAGTTATGAACCTACAGGATTTTAAACACCAAGCATTAATAGATCTGCTGGCTAACAACAGTATTGATGTGTGGGAATCACTAGGCGCTGATGCCGTTGCTGGCGAGGGTGTTGAGTTTAGATACAACATCCAAGTCTTAGAACGTCAAATTAAAGCAGCCGTTGTTGATGAGGACGAGGGCGAACTGGGCAAGATAATGTTAAAGCTGTTTAT